CACCGACGAGGTGCAGTTCGGGTGCGCCACCACATCGTTCCTGCTCCAGTCGGCGCCGGTCATCTCCCTGACCACAGTGGCTGCTGTCGACGGGTCGCAGATCTGGAGCACGTCGGCCATGCATGTCCACGGCCGGTCCGGGCGGGTCACGGTGCTGTCCGGATCCCCGCTGAACGGCCTGGTCGCGTGGACCTACACGGCCGGCTACACAGTGGTGCCGGCGAACTTTCAGCTGGCGGCGCTGATCATCCTTCAGCATCTGTGGGAGACCAAGCGCGGCACCATGGGCGTGCAGCTCGGCGGAGACCATGAGGCATACGTTCCGGGCCGCGGCTTCGCTATCCCCCGCAGGGCGCTGGAGTTGCTCGGCGTGGCCCTTCCCGGGGTCGCCTGATGACCGGGTGGATGTCGACGGTTCCCGGGATCATCGACGCACTCGTGCGGATCCTCGCCGCAGCCCCGGAACTGGAGGGCGTCGTCGTCCGGGACGGGCCGGCCATCGAGTCGACGGCCGCGCTGGAGGTGTTGTCTGTCGGCTGGACCGGCGTCGAGGGCGAGACGGACATTGAGGCTCAGCTCGTCGGCGAGGGCATGGGCGGCAACCCGGACCGCGAGGTGTCGTCGATCCGTTGCGTGGCCGCCGTCCTCGCGGGCAACACCGATGTTGCGGCGGCCCGCACCCGTGCTTACGAGCTGATGACCGGCGCCGCTATGGCGATTGCCCGAGACCGCACCCTTCAGCGGACCGTCATGCGCGCCATGATCGGGTCGCACTCCCTGTCGCAGGACCAGACGGACCGTGGCCTCCAGGCAGTCGTCATCTTCTCCGTCGACTGTGACGCCTACACCCTGCGCTAGCTCGGGCCCTTCGGCCGCCAGGCCGGCGCGCCTTCGGGCCTCCAGCCCGGGACGTCCTCCTTGGCCGACGGGCCCCATGGCGCTGGCAGCGGCGGGGGCGCTGATGCCGGCCTGGGACGGCCGTGTGTCACCAGGCCCCCGATGAACACCGGGAACGCGGCGATGAGGCCGAGGAATCCCAGCACCGACAGCCACGGCGCCTTCGCTGCTATTCCGGCGACCAGAGCGAGGAACGCCACTGCCGCGATGCACAGCGCGACGGCGAGCATGCGCATCCGCGCTGCCCGGATGACCACGGTGAGTGCGGTCGCGAGGACCGCCAGAGAAATCAGCATCGCTGCCTGCATGTCCGCATCGTCCAGTCCGAGCCGAGTGGCCGTCAACCAGAAGAACAGAGAGAGGTACCGCGCATGACCGCGCTCGTTACCAACGTCGTCCCGAACGTCGGGGTGGACATCTCCACGCTGCTCGTGGCTCCCACGAACGGCGACACCGCCGCCACGGGGCCCGGGATGTTCCTCTTCGTCAAGAACACCAACGCCGCCGCGTGCGTGGTCACGCTCGCCTGCCCGGCCCTCGTCGACGGGCGTCTCACCACGGCGTCCAGCACCTTCAGTGTGCCCCTGACCAGCGGCCTCGGGATGATCCCGCTGCTGCCGATCTACGCGAGCTCGTCGACCGGCCTGGCGACCATCACCAGCTACTCGGTCACCTCCGGCGTCACCGTCGCGGTGGTGAGGGTCCCGTGAGCACCGTGATTATGCGGCACCCCACGCTGCCGCCGGAGCAGGAGATCGAGGTTGATGAGGGCGCCGTCCCCCATCACGCAGGCGCCGGCTGGCAGGTCGTCCCCGCCGACGAGCTGGCGGTGCGCTCGGCTGAAGCCGCCAAGGCTGCCGCCGTCCTGACGGCGCAGCGCGACTCGGAAGACCAGAGCGCGCCCGCTCCCAGCGCACAGGTCTCCGACCCGTCCGATGAGAAGCCCACCCCCGCGCGGTCCCGCGCGAAGTCCGCGTCCGCACCTGAAACGAAGGGCGAGTAACCATGGTCGCCACCCCGATCACCCCCACGACCCGCTACATCCCGCCGGGAACCACGCGCTACTACTTCGTCTCCACGATCGCGAACAAGAACTCGCCGACCCGGTCGGAGCTGAACGCCGGCTCGGACCTGACGGCGGAGATCGCGGCCGTCTCCGGCTTCGCGACGACCTCGGACCAGGCCGACACCCCCGACCTCGGCTCCCGGTTCACCGGCAAGATCCCGGGCCGGATCACCGCCGACGACTCCAGCATCACGCTGTACCTGTCGTCGACGTCCAACGACGTCCGCACGCTGCTGCCGCGCGACATCACCGGTTTCGTCTGCATCTTCCCCGAGGGTGACACCGCGGGCTTGAAGTACGACGTCTTCCCGGTCCGGGTCGCCGGCCAGCCGAAGCAGCGCGACGTGGAAAACCCCAGCCAGATCATGATCCAGTTCACGATCACGTCCATCCCGGTCGAGAACCTGACGGTGCCGTAATGGAGCCGGACTGGGAGCTGCGCCACAGCCGCGACCTGTCCCGGCTGTCGCGTGAACTGCGGCGCATGGACAACAAAGAGGTCACCAAGCGAATGCGCAAGGAACTGCGCAAGGCCGCGAAGCCCCTGGTCCCGATCGTGCGGGCGTCGATCCGCAACATCCCCTCCGGGCGTGCGTACGGCGTCGGGGGCCTGCGTAGCAACCTGTCCAAGGCCACGCGGCTGGAGGTCAAGACGACCGGCCGCAAGGCCCGTGTGTCCATCCGCGTGGACGGCCGCAAGATGCCGTCGCACTTCAAGGCGCTGCCGCAGTACGTCGAGGGCGCCAAACCGCGCTGGCGGCACCCCATCTTCGGCAACCGCCAGGTGTGGGCTCAGCAGCCCGCGCAGCCGTACTTCTACAAAGTCGTGGCCCCGGCCGCCGGTCCACGGTCCCGTGTGGCCGTGAACTACGTGCTGGACGGCATCACCCGCGACATCACCCGATGAGGAGCCTCACCCATGTCCCTGTCCCGTGACGCCATCCTGACCGTCGTAGACGTGCAGATCGAGAAGGTCGTCGTGCCCGAGTGGGGCGGTGACGTCATCCTGCGCGGCCTGACCGGCGAGGAACGCGACGCCTGGGAGGCGTCCCGCCGTCAGATCCGCGGCGCCGGAACCAAGCACATGGAGATCGTGCCGATCTCCGACAACGCGCGGGCGTCGCTGCTGGTGAAGTGCATCATCGACGAGGCCGGTGAGCGCCTCTTCACCGACCGGGATGCGCCCGCGCTCGGCACGAAGAACGGCAAGATCATCGACCGGCTGTACGACGTCGCGGCGTCCCTGTCGGGGATCACCGGCGACGACGAGGAGGAGATGGCGGGAAACTCCGAAGCGTCGACAGTCACCGGCGCTTCTACTTCATCCTCGCCCGAGACGTCTTCCACTGCTCCGTAGCGGAGATGCTCCGACGCGTCTCCAGCCGTGAGCTGACCGAGTGGATGGCGTTCTACCGCGTCGAAGCCGAAGACCGAGAAGCCGCAGAAGCAAACCAAGAGGACCGCTGACCAGCGGTCCTCTTCCGTTTTCCAGCCCATACACCCGCCGTGCTGTGACCGGCACGCCACCGAGAGGGGGCCGTGGTGGGGAAGGCTGTTGTCTACGACCTCATCGCCCGGGACCGCGCGTCTCGGACGATGGATCATGTCGGCCGCCGTGCCGGGGTGCTTGACCGCGGGCTGCACAAGCTGGGCAAGGCCGCGATGTACGCCGGTGCGGCGGTTGGCGGCGCTCTGGTCGTCGGCATGGCCGAGGGGGTCAAGCAGGCGAGCGAGTTTCAGGCGTCGATGACGAAGATCTCGACGCAGGCCGGCGGCACCGCCAAGGACGTCAAGGTGCTGAGCAAGGCCGTGCTCGACATGGGCCGCACGGCGCAGCAGGGCCCGAAGGAGCTCGCGGACTCGCTGTACCACCTCAAGAGCGTCGGCATGGGCAACGCGCAGGCGATGAAGGCACTCCGGCAGGCGAGCGACCTGGCCGCTGTCGGCGGCGCCAACATGGAGGAGACCACCAACGCGTTGGCGGGTGCCTGGCGCACGGGTATCAAGGGTGCCGGTTCGTTCCATGACGCTGTCTCGACGGTCAACGCGATCATCGGCGCGGGCAACATGCGTATGGAGGACTTCAACGCCGCCATCGGCACCGGCATCCTCGCGTCGGCGAAGACCTTCAACCTGTCGCTGAAGTCAGTTGGTTCCGCTCTCGCGCTGATGACAGATGAGGGCATCCCGGCTGATGCTGCCGCGACCCGGCTGCGCATGAGCTTCTCGCTGCTGGCCGCCCCATCGGCGGCGGCGGAGAAGCAGCTTCGGAAGATCGGTCTCTCGGGCCGTGCCCTCGGCGTTGCCATGGATTCGCCGGACGGCCTGATCATGGCTATCCAACTGCTCAGCGACCATCTGAAGTCCTCCGGCCTGGACGCGGTGGAGACCTCGCAGTTGCTGTCCCGGGCATTTGGCGGCGGCCGGTCCAGTTCGGGCATCATGACGCTGCTCAACAACCTCGACGTGCTGAAGCTGAAGCAGAAGCAGGTCAACGACTCCGTCGGCAGGTTCGATGATGCGGTGAAGGCGCAGCGTAAGACGGCGCAGGCGCAGTGGAAGCTGCTGGTCTCCAACCTCGAAGTGCTCAGCGTCAAGGTCGGCACGGCCATCCTGCCGCCGATCACCCAGTTCGTGTCGTACCTCAGCAAGACGGCCCTACCGGCGGTCGTGCACTTCGGGCAGGGCCTGGTCGACAAGCTGCTGCCGAAGGGTGCTTTCGACTCGGCGGGCAAGACGTTCGAGGGCTTCTTCGCCGGGCTGTCGGGGAAGGGGCCGGCAGTCATTCCGGCACCGAAGCTGGGCGTGCCACAGGGCCAGTCGCTGGCTCAGCCGCTTTCGCAGGCCCAGAAGTTCGGGAAGGCGCTGCACGACACCGCGCTCAATCTGGTGAAGGACTGGACGCCGGTGGCGAAGGCCGCTGGCGGCATCGCGCTGGCGTTCATGGACATCGTCACGCATACGCCGGCTCCGGTGTTCCAGACGATCGTCGACGTCATGATCGCCACCGCGATCACGAACAAGATCCTGCAACTCACTATTGCCTTCAAGGGCCTAGGCAGAGCCATGGCCACATCGTGGCTGGCGGCGCTGGGCCCGATCGGCCTGACGGTCCTCGCGGTCTCGGGCCTGACGTACGTCATCGGCCGGCTGATGGGCGCCTGGCAGGGCCTTGGCGGGATGTTCACGTTCTTCGGCGAGGGCTTCGCGCAGATCGGCCGCGGTCTGGCCACTGCGAGCCGGGCCATCGCCCACTTCTTCGACCGGAAGAACGGCACCCTGTCCAACGCGATCTCGGGTGCGAACCATTGGCTGTACGGCGTCGGCAGGATGATCGTCGAGGGCCTGTGGTCCGGCGTGACGTCGATGTGGAGCGGGCTCGGCCGTCAGTTCTCCGGGATCAAGGACGCCGTGGTGGGCTGGCTGGAGCACTCCTTCGGTATCGCCTCCCCGGCCAGGGTGATGATGCCGATCGGCGCGAACATCATCCGTGGGCTGCTGTCGGGTGCGCTGGGTGTCGCCGTGGGTATCGGCGGCTGGCTCCTGGCGCACGTGAAGAGCCCCTTCACCGGGGCGTTCCGTCGCGCCGGGGGCTGGCTTCCTGGTGCTGGCGGGCGCATCGTCTCCGGTCTGCTGTCGGGTGCGGGGTCCGTTGCCAGTGGCATCGGCGGTTGGCTGTCCGGTCATGTGAAGAGTCCGGTCATCGGGTTCTTCAGCCGGTCGGGCAGCTGGCTCTCCAGCAAGGGCGCGGCCGTGATCAATGGGCTGCTCTCGGGCATGAAGGGTCCGTACGAGGCCCTCAAGAAGTGGGTGTCGGGGATCGCGGGCTGGATCAAGGCGCACAAGGGCCCCATCAGCTTGGACCGGCGCCTGTTGCACCCCGCAGGCGTCGCCCTCATGAGCGGTCTCCTCCGTGGCCTGAAATTCGGGTTCGGGCCGGTCGGGGACTTCGTGTACAAGGCCGGCGGCAGCGTCGCGGACACCGTCCAGGGCATCTTCGGCAAGCTGTCCGGCGGCACGTCGGGCGCGAACCAGCGCCTGGGCAAGTTGATGATGCAGGCGAAGGGCTGGTCTGCGGACCAGTGGCCTGCGCTGCGGGCGCTGTGGATGGGCGAGTCGGGCTGGCGTGCCGGGGCCCTCAACAAGTCCTCTGGGGCGTACGGCATTCCGCAGGCGCTGCCCGCGAGCAAGATGGCGTCCGCCGGTAAGGACTGGAAGAGCAGCGCGGCTACGCAGATCAAGTGGGGTCTGGGCTACATCCAGGGCCGGTACGGGTCTCCGGGTGCGGCGTACAGCGCGTGGCTGGGCCGTTCCCCGCACTGGTACGCCAAGGGCACGGGCGGTGCCGCGAAGGGCCTGGCATGGGTCGGTGAGAAGGGTGCCGAGCTGGTCAACTTCAAGGGCGGCGAGGACGTCCTCAGCCACCCCGACTCGATGGCGTTCGCCAAGGCCAACGGCATCAAGCTGCCGGGCTACGCCTCCGGGACCATCCTCAACGCAGCCGACCGGGTGCGGCGTGACCGTCAGCGAGTCGAGGACGCCAAGGACAATGTGGCGCGCGCCAAGCGCCGGCATAAGGGCGTGGCGGCGGCGGAGAAGCAGCTCAAGGCTGCGGAGAAGGCACTCCAGGCAGCTGAGATCTCGCTGAAGAACGCTCGGCGCTCTGCCAAGATCTCGATCGCCAACACGATCGCCACCGGGCTCGTGAAGACCCTGTCGACAGGCACGTCGTCGGCTATCGCGTCGGCGGTCAAGAGCCTGTCGACGAAGTTGCTGAACGCGGGCTACGACAAGTTGGCCAGGTCGGTATTGAAGACCGGCGACAAGCTGGAGAAGCTCGCCAACAAGCGGGACGCCCTTGAGAAGAAGATCGCCGAGGCCAAGCAGTACGCCTCCGACCAGACGGGGAACATCAAAGACTTCCTGTCGGTCAGCGGGACATCGGCGACGTCGGTCGGCGGCCTCATCTCGTCGATGAAGGGTCAGCAGAAGATCGCCAGCGACTTCGCGGCCGAGATGAAGTCGCTGAAGGCGCGCGGCGCGTCCAAGGACCTCCTGGACCAACTTGCTCAGGCCGGACCGGGCAGCCAACTCGCAACAACCCTCGCGAACCGCTCGGTCACCACCGGGGACATTTCCCAGCTGAACAAGCTGATGAAGTCCGGCAACAAGCTCGCGACCGGCTTCGGCCGCGACATGGCCGACATGATGTTCGATAGCGGCAAAAACGCCAGCAAGGGCTTCCTCACCGGGCTGAAGAGCCAGGAGAAGGAACTCCAGAAGGAGATGGACAGTCTCGGCAAGGCCCTGGTGAAGGCGATCAAGAAGGCGCTGGGGATCAAGTCGCCGTCGGCGGTCATGCGCGACGAGGTCGGCTGGCAGGTCGGCGCCGGGATGGTGGCCGGCATGGACGCCCACCG